ATTTTTTTAAATTTTTCTTGCCTTTCTTGCTTGCCATTTTACAGCCCTCCCAATAGCTTTTACTGCTATTGTACAGGCTGTTTGCTTCCGATGCTAATTTAGGTGCGGCCGCAGGTGTTCAATCAGTCAGCCTGACAGCCGCGCAAAATGGACCTCATAACCACACGACTTTAATTGATTATAAAAACCTAATGGGCACTCAAGAGGGAAGTAATAGCTTTCAAGTGCGTCAAGAGCCTGCCGGGGCCGTCACCACAGGTTCTTCGGGAAACGGTGCAGCTCACGAAAACCGTCAACCAAGCTTATACCTTAATCAAATAATTAAGATATAACGACGGCTGAGTCAGTGACATAGCCTGTCCTCCGCCTATGTTTAACGAAAAATGGCCGACAGAACTAGTCCCGACATCGCTCACCAGTTCGCCACCGCCACGATATTTCCCATTGTTTGTGATTGCTGGCTTAAACACTCCATTTACTGTCTGAATATTCGTCCCCACATTTGAACTGTGCATAACGATGGCCCCGCTCAGCACGGGCAATTCTGCATTCGTGAGAGCGTGAGTTTTTGCGCCTGCTTTCGCACCTAAATTAGCATCGGAACCTACCGCCACACGACCGCGCATGTCGGGGAGGTTGAAAGTGGTAGATCCGTCACCGGAACCGTAGGTTGTACCGATAACAGAAAAGAGCTGTGCATAGGTGGTGCGGGAGACCGCTTGCCCTTGGCAAAGCAGCCAGCCATCAGGAGCGGCAGCGCCTGCATATGGCACAACCATGCCCGTGGGCATCCACCATTGGGGAGAATGTCCACCCAGTTTGTTTGCGTCTGCGGCTGTCCCCTCGCTCGGCAAAGCCCCCACGCCGGCCGCAGTAATATTGATGGATTTTGCCGCGCTTCCGTCATAGGCGCCCTGGCTGGTTCCGTTCAGGCTGATGGTCAGCGCGTTGGGATTCTTCAAAGACGCGGGAAAATCCGTGATCTGGTTTTTTGTATGTGTGTGCGTTGACGGCGGGAATGTCGATGGTTTTCCCGTCACGCCCGACCATGGAACAGTCTCAGCTTTATCTACTACGCCGTCCTCGTTGGTGTCATATACGCTCTTCAGCATGTCGCCGCTGCCGGAAGCCGCCATTTTGTCATCCACATACTTTTTTGTAGCCGCGTGCATGTTGGCTGTAGGTGCTGCATGTAGCGTAAGAAAACCCGTCAACGTGCCGCCCGCCAGTGGCAGCTTGCTGCTCACCGTGTTCCAGGTAGTCACCATCGCCGCTGTAATGCCGTCCAGCGCATTTTTATTGGAATGGCTGTGTTTGGCTGTTACCGCCGCCGCAAGGTTCGCCTCGGTTTGCGTGTAGGTATCCAGCAAGGCCTTATTGATATGGCTGTGCTGGGCGTCAACAGCCCCGTTCCATTTCGTGCGTTCGGCGGCGGTGATATGCTTCACACCGTCCGCCAGATGTGCGATGAGCGCCGACACCGATGCGGCCAGCTTTCCAAAGGCCACAGAGAGCTTTTCACCACTGGCCAGAGCCGCCGGCGCAGATGCGGCGGTATAGGTGGGCGTCTGGTCGTTCGTGGGAACATTCGACACACTGCCAAGCCCAACCTGTGCCTTGGTAACAGCATGTGGATTTGATGTATCGCTCTTGTGCGCATTCACGTCATCCTGCACCACTTTGATGGCTGCGGCCTGTGCGGTGCTTACGGGTTTGTTTGCATCGCTGGTATTGTCCGCATTTCCAAGCCCAACCTGTGTCTTTGTCACACCGTGCGGATTACTCTTGCTGTCCATATGTGCCCTTGCCGCCGTCAGCGTGGTGGCGGGCGTGCCATTCCATGTGTCCGCACCGCTGATGGCCTTGATTGCGTTGCCGATGGCCGTCAGCAGCGTTTGCAACGGGCCGCTGGTCGTCAGTACCGTGCGCTGTCCGAGCTTTGCGTCCGTGACACTGTTATCCGGGTGGTCCAGCACGGCGGCGGATTTATGCTGCGACAATTCCAGCTTTGTGGCTTTTTCCTTTTCCATCCGCACATCTTCCAGACGCTGGCGCTCCATTTCTTTGTCGATTATTTCAAGATCATAGGTCAGATCCTCGATATCCGCCGCATCGTTTGCCTCGCCCTCCCGTGCGCCGCGCTCCGGCAAGCGCATGTTGTAGTATTTGCTGCGTCTCATTCTTCCACCATCCTTTTTGCAATCATTTTTCCTTTCAGCCCGCCGTCAAACGCCAGTTCATTTTTGAGTACGCGCGCCGGCGCGGCGAAAGGCGCGAACTGGCTTTCCAGCCAGATCAGGTCTCCGGGGTCCAGCTCCGGGCTGCCCCGATACTCAAATTCGTAGGTATTGCGCAAAAGCAGCCAGTCCCGTACCCATTCAGCCACCGCAAGCGCATGCGCGGCGTCGGTAATGAGCGGGTTGTCCAGCGTCTCCACGCTGCCGTTTTCGTCCGGGCTTTCCACGGGTGCCGTCACGGTGCGGGCGCTGCTTTCCAGCTTGCGCCCTGTAACCGTCACAACGGTCTCGCCGCTCCCGGTAAGCGTCAAATCCGCCGCAGCCGCAAAAACGGCCTTTGCGGCCACCGTGGCCCCCGTCACATCCACCGTCACGTCCGCCGCCTGCGAAAAGGTCAGATGGAGTTCCAGCGTGCCGTTTACGGTATAGCTTTCCTTGTGTAGCTCACTGGCTGCTGCCTCTGGCGCGTAAGTATACGCCGGGCACTCCACGGCCCATAGCGTGGGGATCTGGCTCACCTTGGGACGTGCCAGCATCGTGTGGAAATCCAATTTAAAATTGTCCTGCACGTCGTTGGCTGGCTCGATGCGGATATACCCTTCCCGGTCGGTGTACAGCACGCAGCACGCCGCGTGGGCGATGAGCTGCAGCAGCTCCTTGTGCTTTTTCACGGGCAGGGGCGCGGTGGTTGTGAAGTCCGCGAGCCCCTCCCACAGCTTCCAGGGCGGCGCGGTGCCGCTGAACGGTGCAAGGCCGCTGTCCTCCAGCACATCCAGCGCAAGCTGGTATAGGGTGCGCCCGGCCGGAGCATATACCCCTTTATAGTAAGTGTCGTCTAGCCCCGAAAGCGCGTCCTGCGCCTTAAAACTGGCCGACAGCCCGTCCACTGTGGGCTGGCCCGTCAGGTAGTACCGCCCGCCGGGCACCCATTCCGTCACACCGCCCTCGTACACTTCGCGCCAGCCGTTCAGTTCCAGCTCCGCCCAAGTGTTCGCCGCAACGTCTTTCCACGTCATGCCCCCGGCAAGGTACTGGCCGTACTCCACCTTCACCGGGTTTTGTTCGGAGATGTACTTGTAGATGCCGGAGGCGTTGTCCGGGTCGTAGAGATATTGACCGCCTGTGCCCGTCAGCGTGTTGATGTTGACGATCGTAAAATCAAACGAACTTGTGGGCAGGCGGCGGGAAATGGGGTCCACATCCAGTTTGTGCGTTGCATTCTGTACCAGCTTGTTGTCAAACACAAGACCGAAGCCGAACATCAGCTGCTGCAGCCGCATGCGGCGGTACGGCCTTGTCATGCGCGGGAATGTGAACGCCAGCGCGTCAAAGCGCTCGATGGCGTCGGGCGTGGTGTATACGGCCGCGTCCGGCGTGTAATCCGCCGTGAAAAATACGGCTCCCTCCCGGCTGGCCGTCAGGTGCATTTCCTCGGGCCAGTCCCCGCAGGTCGGGTCAAATGTGAATGTTAAACCGGGCACGGTGTGCATTTTGGAAAACGTCAGCACAATGCCCGGAACGTCCTCCGCAGCAAAAGCGCCGTCCGCGCCGCAAAGCGCCGCAGACACAACCCCCTCGGGCCGTAGGTCGGCGGAGCCGGGTTTGGGCGGGATCAACTGCGAGCCGTCGGCAAGCATGCGCCCCGGCTCAAAGGTGGCGTAGGTTGCACGCGGCGTGCCGTCCTCCAGCAGCATCGTGTCTGGGCGCGAGTAGAATGCGCCCGGCGTCGTTTCCGGCGGCGCGCAGGTCGCGGCCGCGTCGGTGTCCGTCAGGCCGAAGGTGATGCGGATGTATCCCTGCGGCGCGATCTGCTCCTGCACCGCCGCCTGGTACAACGATGATGTCTTTTGCAATCACACCACCCCGCAGTCAATGACATTGAACGACGCGTCGCGGTAAAATCGCGGTTCACCTGTTTCCGTGCTCACCACGAAAGGATTTGTTTTCACGTCGCCCAAATAGAAAAGCCGCGTTTCCCATTGGCCAAAGTTGTGGTTGAAGTAGTGGCAGTAGAAAGTAAAATGCCCTTGTTCAAACCAGCGGTTCATTTCCCACCATTTTTCTGCCGGCATGACGGACCAGGCCAGACTTTGCTTGTGGACGCTGCGACCGACCATCCGGCCCACTACCTCACCGTTTGCATTGCGAGCACTGTCCACCATGCGTGAGGTTTCAAAAGGTGCCTTGCCCTCATCCGGGTAAGGCACCATAATCGCATAATTCTCACGATCCGTCGCTGGTGATGAGCCAAGATAGATATATCCTGTTTTTTCTCCCATTTTATTGTCCATCCCCCTTAATATGCTTCTGAGAATACGCCGCCTACAGATGCTCCACGGTTCATTCTGATTCGGTGCTGGTTGCGGTAGAGCACTTCTCCGTCGATTTCTTCGGTGACATTCACAACGACGTCCCCGCCGAATCCCTTAGCCTCCTCCGAATCCAATGCTTCCAGAAAAGCCTGCTTCATCCGGCTCTCCGGCGCAACGATCTCCGGGTTATTGTTCGCCCCCGGGTATTCGCCGCCTGCGAAGAGCGTCGGTTCCTTCAGAACTGCGCCGGTAGCCAGCAATGGGATCTGCTGCGCGGTAATGGGAGTAATGGAAAATCCGATGCTTTTTCCGCCGAATAGCGGAACCCAATCCGGGATATGCACATTCAGGTGGTTGAGCACGTCTATCACTGCGTTCATCCCGCTCACGACGCCGGAAATCATCCCGTTCATAAACCCGATGATGCCGTTGACGATAGGGCGTAAGGCGTTTTTGATGCCCTCCCATACGGAAATAAATCCGTTCCTGATATTGTCCAGCCATACCGTAATTTTTGTCCAGATAGCCGTTAAGCCGTTCAACATTCCGAGCATGATATTTCTGCCCCAGCCCTCGGCCACACGGCTCGGGCTGTGCATGTCAAAGGCGTCTGCGATTCCGTCCTCAATCGGCTTGAAGATGTTTTTGTATATCCAGTCCCAGATGCCTTTTATAACGCTCCAAATGCCATTGAGCAGGCCGGTGATGAGCTGAACGCCGAGCTCTTCCGGATTTCCTTCGCCAGTCACGAATTGGTCGAATCCTGCGAAGAACTGCTCTTTGATCCAGTCCCACAAATCTGAAAGCGCGCCCTGGATAACGCCCCACAGTGCGCCGAAACCTGCACCGATGACCGAACCTACCGCGTAAAACACACCCGGCCAGTCGATATTGCACAGCATATCTTTTATGCCGGTTCCTATGGCTTTCCAGTCTACGCTGTGAATCGCATCGACAAGCGCATTGCATGCGCCGATGATTCCGTTGCTCAGGACCTGCCCCAGCTGCGCCCAATCCAGCGTGGCCAGGAAAGTGCCCAGCGTGCGGATGGCAATCGTGAATTTTGAAACGAGAAGCGCGCCGATCTGTGCGCCGTCCACTTGGCTCAGCGTACCGTTGACAAGCCCGGCCAGTTTCGCGCCCAGACTGTTCCAGCCGAATGTGGTGATAAGCCCATACGCGAAAGAGATGCCGTTCTGCAGTTTCTTCCCGAACCTTTTCCCCCAGCCGTTGGCGTCGAAACTGTCCAGAATGCTGTTGGCCTCCTCCGCGAGAATAGCCCCGGCCCCTTCCCAGTCTCCACCCTTTATGGCCTCGAGCACCTGGTCGAGCAGTGTGGATTTCCCTTCAAAATCGAAGTTCGGAAGTATTTCATCCGCGCCACTACCACCGCCGCTTGAAGCGTCGTCCTCCTTGCCCGTGTCGATCACGTTCAATTCGTCAAAGCCGAGTGTGTTATTGGCCTTTTGCAGGTCCTTTACGTCCTTGGCCGCACTCCCTGCCGCACTTCCGTAGCTGTACATGGATTTCGCAGCGGATTTCATACTGCTGATGCTCTTTCCCGTCAGCAGGCTGATAAGCTTTGCGATGTAGGAAAACACCGTTGCTGCGGCGTTTGCCAGCGCCGACAGTGCGGGCGTGAGGGTTTGTATAATGGGCGCCGCCGCGACAGACGCCGCGCCTTTCAAGTTGCCCATGGCGCCGCGCATCTGCTGCGTGCTCAAAATGGCGCTTTTCAGGTATTCGGTCATTTTCCGCAGAGCTGCGGATATCCCGTTAAAAATCAGAGCGCCGGACACGATGCTGCGCAGGCGGGTGCCGAAGCTCTGGACGCCGCCGTTTGCTTTTTTCATGCCTGAACGGAACCCAAGAACCGATTTTCCCAGTTTCCCCAGCATGGAAACGCCTTTTTTGCACCAGCCAAATAATTTTGAGAAAAGCGTTTTTACACCGCCAACTGCCATGCCAGCGGACGTCTTTCCAATGTTCAGCAGCCCTTGTTTCACTGTATTGAGCGCCGCGTGCGCTTTTTCACTCCAGCTCTCTGTGTCGTTTTCACCAAGAGCTGAATCTAATGCAGTTTCGGCATTGCGTGCCGATGCAGATACCTGGTCCAGTGCAAGGCGCTCGCGTTCCAGGCGGGCCGTGCAATCATCAATGCGGGCCAAAGTTTCAGGAGATGGCCTGCCGTTTGCACTGGCTTCGTTGGTTGCCATGCTCAAAAGCGCCGTTCTTTCGGCTCGCAGAGCCGCATATTTCTGCCGCTGCGCCTCCAAAGCATAATTGGCCTTATTTACTGCATTTACGAGAGATTCATATTCCGTTCCATATGTATCAGGAGAAATATAATCTGCGTTGACCGGACGTGCCAAAGAAGACGAGCGCTTCGGAGATGGAGCGGTATTTTTCGCTTGCTGGGTTGCAATCTCATCCTGCTTGCGTCTGGATTCTTCCAGCAATTTTTTCTGGCGCTCAAGCTCCGTGTTTTGTCTATCCCATAGGTGCACGAGTTCATCGCTGCGCTGAAGTAATTTCTGGTATTCTTTGTCCTGTGCCAGAAGACTCTCCAATACATATTGCTGATTGGGTGCTCCTTCCGGGATATAGTTGTCGCGCTTTTCGGTTCGTATCCTATCCAGTGCAGCGTTTACAGCATCGATTTCGGCTTCCGTTTTGGCAAGGCTTTTCTGTGCCGCTGCAAACGATTTGCCGACCGATTTTCCCGCAGAAACGCTCTTAGAAGAAACTGTCTCCAGCGCCTCCGCGGCCTCCTTCACAGGCTTTTCGACATTCTTTACCGCCTTTTCCGTTACAGCGGCGGCCGTACCGGCGGCCTGCTGCAGCCCAGGCAGAGATTTCTTCATGATCTCATTCAGCTTTGCCTGCACTTTTTCCAGTATTGGAAGAGCCTCGTCCGCCTTCGCCTTGACGATGATCTCAAGCTCTTCTACGGTTACCGCCATGTGTCCTCACCTCCCTGGCGACATACAGAAATACCCCGGCAGATTCTGCCGGGGTCATCCCATCAAAAATTTTGTCCATGCTTCAATTTCAGCGGCGCGCCGTTCTTCCGGCGTCATATGTCTGGGAGACTTTTTCCCAAACAGGCTCGGATACAGTTCTTTCAGGTTGAGCACTCTCGGTTTTTTCTGCTGCGTGGATATCCATTGCCGGTACAGCCCATCCAGCAGGATCGCCTGTTTCTTGAAGTCCTCTTCCTGCCGGTCGTTCTGTGCCTGCACGTATTCGCCTATCTCCCTGTGCGTCATTTCCCCAAATTCCAGCGGGGATATACCGCATGCATAGGCGGCCGCCCGGCTGGCGTCGATTACCGCGCGCCAAGTTCGGAGGCTACCATGCCTTCGGCTACCTTGTCCACCGCGCGGTTGACGATCTCGCCCAACTCCAGCGCCGGCTCCTCCAGCCATGCCTTCAGGCGCTCCTTCGTCATCTTCCGGCCGAAAAAACCGCGTTCATTGATCTCCGTCAAAAGGTCGATGTACAAATTCTGTACCGACACCTCGCTGTTTTCCTCCAGATATGCGTCCAGCAGGTCCGCGGCGTCCTCCAGCTTCTTCAGAGCGCCGTCGGAAAGAATCAGTACCGCCGTGGTCAGGATACGGATGTTCCCTGCCTGCGCGGCCTTCTGCCAAAAGAGCTGCGTGTCCTCGATATGCAGCCGTTCCTCCAGGAGCAGCATCAAGCGGGTTTTCAGCTTCAGCTCTATTTCTTTTTCTTTTGTCACGATAAGCATTTACATTTCCTCCAGATTGTTGTGTATTTTCAGGCCGAAACGGCACTCCGCAGCATACGGTTGTAAGCATATGCTGCGGACTACCGTCAGGTAGTCCATCGAGTATCAGCCGCCGCCTCCGGTGGGAAGTCCGGTCGTCAGATCTTCAGGTGCAGTGGCCTTATAGATTTTCAGCGTACATTTCACCATGTCGTCCAGCTCCAGGGCCGCCAGCGTGATGCGGAAATCTCCTTTCCACTTTTTCACGAGTGATTTTGCCGCAGGCGTGCTGCCGGCGCTACCGTCCGGCAGTTTTACGTACCAGAACAGGTTTTTGCCCTCCAGCGCTTTCAGCGCCGTGTACTGCTCTTTGTAGTAGAGGATCTCCACCTCGATGGCGCTGAACGGCTTCACGCCCGGGACGCCGTACTCGACGTCGCTTTCCAGCGTGCGGTATGTGATGTCGTCCGGGGGCGTGTCCACCTCCGGGATGCCCTGTACGCCGAACACCTGAGTGGGCGCAACGGTGTCCGTCTCCGCATAGTAAAGCTCGGTCAGCATCGTTGCGGACGGAGGCGTAAATTCTGCATTGTATTTCGCCAAAGTATATCCCTCCAGTTCAGTTGTTTCTTTCAAAAGTGTTGTCAATGGCGTTCCAGCGGACCTCAAAGTACCCTCCGAAACGCCATTTTTCCGTGATATCGTCCTGCTGGCTGGGCACGTTCCCGGTCTGCCGCAGGTTCAGTTTTTCCAGCTCTGTGCGGAGCTGTTCAAACAGGCGCACGGCGTCAAGCTGCTTGTCCGCCCACACCTCAACCGTGATAGAGATATCGTAGGCTCTCCCCATATATAGGGGGCGCGCCAGCGGCACGGAAAGCGTGCAGCACGGAAATACGGCGCGGGTGCTGGGATTTTCCAGCATCACGCTTTCTCCGTCCGGGAACAGGCCCGAATCCACCACTGCCTGCCAGAACATCACGGCAAGCTCCGCCTGATTCAATGTGTGCAGTGGATCATTCATCCAGTGCCACCTCCTCGATTCCATCTCGGTTTTCGATGCGCGAAAAACAGTGTTTGGCGCTCCTATGAAGCATTAGTCGCGCCACCTCCTCCGGTCACAAGGGCGATGATCTCCTGCTTCACGGCATCTACGTTGTCCCCGCGGCGGTTGAATGCCGCCGGGTGGAAATACGGATGCGGCTTCATGCCGTCTACGACCCAGTATTGCGCCCCGTCGCGCCCCACGACAAGCGGATATCCGTATTTTGCGAAACTGCGCGGCACCATGCTTACATGGATAAACCATGGAATTTGCTTGGCACGCTTGAGGCGTATAGCCTCCGGGTTGCCCTGGTCATCCACCTTGACGCCTGTTCCAAATTCCACATATGGTGCAAAGCTCGTGACGCCGGTATCGGTGTAGACGCGCCCGACGATTTCCCCGGTCTCACTGTTCAGCATCTCGACCTTGATGCACTTCCCAACGACATTGGGAGCCATCCGGATGGCCAGCTTCGCCGTGTCGTCCAAGGCGCGCCGCACACCGCGCTCTGCTGCCCCCGGCAAACCGTCGATAATGCGCTGCAGTCCCGGCCCTGTACGTTTGAAATCGAAGGTCACCATTTCACACGCACCGCCTCTATCAACGTTGGGTTTTTGGGATGTATGCCGCCTATGAACACGCTGCGCACGGCTTCCACGCGGTATTCTCCCTGTCCGTAATCCTCCATAGCTTCCCCGTGCATCTCTACGGTGCGCTGCACCGCAGGCTGCGTCATGTACAGACGGTCATCCTTGCCTATGTCCGGCAACGTCTCGCTGCGCAGTTTTATAAGCTCGTTCACGGTCTTGCCGTACGCCTGGACATCGACTTCGGAGCGGTCAGTCTGAACATTGATCTCCACCGCACGCAGGCGGGTGTATACGGTCTCCTCCTGCGCTCTGATCCGCGCGGTGTGGGGCGTCGTCACCCACACGGTGCTGTTGTTTTCCAGTTTCATAGCCGCAGCACCCGCAATCCTGCTGCCACGATGTTTTTGTGCAGAGTAGCTTCAATATCCTCGTAGGTATAGCTCTGGCCGCCCGCCGTGCTGCCGGTGCTGCCCTCATCGCCGCGGCGGCGCCACGCTGCGCATACAGCGTCCCGCACCAGCTTCAGCAGCGCATCCGGGGTACTGGTGCGGTTGCCGTGCATCAGGGCGGAGGCGAGAAGCCCGTCGAACAGGTCGCCAAGCTCCTCGCCCGCTTCGGACAATCCCAACTGGCGTCGGATGATGTCCAACTGCTTTTCCTTTTCTTCGGGCTTCATCGCACATCAGCCTCCCTTACGAGCCGGGCGCCGCGGCTTCTTCCAGCGCGGTTATACGAGCGTCAAGCGACGCGGTTCCGGAAACCATCTCTGCGAGAACCTTGCGCAGCTCCGGCGCAATTCCTTCCATCTTCATGATTTCATCAGGGGTCATGTTCGTTCCCTCCTATCAGGTCAAGCCGGTGATGGAGCCGTGCAGGAACGCAGGGCCGTGGTCCAGGCCGAACTGGCCGAAGATCTGGCCTTTCTCGCTGGCGCCCGTCTTGGCAAGCTCCTCATAGAAGAAATTGCCTTTACCCGGCACAGGCTGGAACACCGGGCGCACGGCGCTCATTTCTACGGCGAGCACCGCCGTCTGCGGCATGAAACGGTTCAGGGCAATGCCGATATTGCCGAAGTCCGTCTCGATCTGCTTGATATTGGTGCCTCCGATGTTGCGGTCCGTCGGCGCGTAGGAATAGATATCCGTGATGAGCTGTTTCTGCGTGCTGCCGGTCCACAAAACCATGTTGCTGAAGATGGCTCCCGCATCATACATTTTCTTGAAAAGCTGCTGCATCAGCGCCTTGGTAAGAGCTTTGCTCCCAGCCGCGACGTTTGTGCCGCCGTCGCCAGCGCACAGCGCCAGAAGGCCGCGCGTTTTGTTGGCCACATTCGCAGCGGTAGCCTTGGCGTATACGCCGTTGATGATGGTGTACTCCACATCGCGGGCAATCTTCTGCAGCGCCTTGGCAATCTGGAAATCTTTCTCATTGGGGACGTTATTCTCCTGCCCGGCGGTGTTCAGGCCGCTCATGCGTCCGGCGTTTGACATCTTCACGTAGCTGATATCCACAGATTCGTGGAAAATCTGCGTCACGTTGGTGTTCTGGCTGCGTACGATTCCAACCGGCGCAGGCGCAGTCAGCGATGCAGTCTCCGTGATCGCAGGCTGTGCCGCTTCGGGGAAATTGTACTGGCTGTCAGTCGGGAACTCGAAGTCCTCCGTCTGCATGCCGCCTTCGGTCAGGCCGCCAATGGCCGACAGGATAGGGGTATTCACTGCGTCGGCAGTGAACAGCTCACCCGCATAGTTGGGCAGGTTCCAAACGGAGCCCGTGGTCGTAATGTTTGCCATAGTCTTTTAGTCCTCCTTCTGAATGCTGAAAAGTTTGTTCTTCGCCGCCACCCGCTGGGCCAGCGGCACGTTCAGGTCAGCGGCCTGCTTTTCAAGCCGCTGGCGCTCGGTCTGCACCTGCGCGGCCACGGTCTTTGGCGCAGGCTGCTTCAGGCGCTCATTTACAGCGGCCTCGACCGCCTTTTTGAACACGGACGCCAGATTTTCAACAGTCCCCTTCACCGTTTCGGCCTTGGCGGTGCGGAAGTCGATGGTGTCCAGAAATTCCAGGGGCAGCCCGGCGGCGTTGGCCAGCTTGGATGCTTCGGCCTGCAGCTTGTAGGCATTCAGCGCCTGCTCCGCTTCATCGGCCCGCCGGATGGCCTCATCATGCTCGTGCTGTACGCGCTCGGCCTCGGTCATGTTCGCCAGCCTGTCGGCCTCCTGCTGCTTCTGGAGGGCCTTGCCGACCTCTGCGGCGATCATTTTATTCACGTCCTCCCGGGTGAACGTGCGCTCCGGCTTTTTCTCCGGAGCGGCAGCAGAGGCAGCGGGCTGCTGTGCAGCGCCGGCGCCCGCCGCAGGTTCCTGGGCCTGCCCATTCTGAACCGTAATAGTGGCCTGTTCCTGTGTGATATTGTTTTCGTCCATGTTCTTCTCCTGCGTTTTACGCCCGCACGGCTTATTTGCGTTTTACGCCCGCCGGCTTATTTTTTTGGATGCGTGTATAACAAAAGGCCCGCCGCCGAAGCGTGGGCCTTGTGCTATTGATTGAATTTTGGGCATGAAAAAACCACCGCCTCATGGGTGGTGGTTCAGTCCTTGCTGCTATATCGCTTTATTGCCTGAGAGACTTTTTGGCAATATTCCCTGTATAGGATTCCGCGTTCTTTGTACTTTTCATGTGAAAAAGGAGCGGATGGAGTGCCTTTCATAAGCTCATTAAGTTGCCTCTTGTACTCCTGTTCCAGTTTGGTGAGTTCTTTTTTTGCTTCTTCGTTTAAAATTCCCATCTCATATAACTCCCATCAATTCCCAAACTTTTGCACGTACCCAATATCTTGTAATGCTGAAGCAAAGTAACCAGGTCATCGTCAAGGCTGTAGCCTTCAGCATCAAGCATTTCAAAGGCAATCTTATCGGAGGCCGCATATGCTTCGTTCCATTGTTCCAGCGTCACATTTGCGGGTCGATTAAAACGATATCTATATTTTTCATCAAAAGCCTCCATCATAGAACCGTTTTCACGGAAAAAACTGGGGATATCATCGTCCTGCCTGTCCGAGCTGAATGAATACTCTGAATACCCTGTCGGATGGTTGTGAATAGTCTTTGCGCCGTCCAGAAAATCATCCATTCCCTCAAGATTTATGCGTACCTGACCACCCAAAATATCGTACACATCGCCTGACTTTGTGATAATGCGGATACTTTCATGGTCTGAATCCCTGTTTTTGTCTATGAAATCCCGGAATTGTTCTTCCACCTGAGTACTATCATTGAAATTTATGTGCCCAACGTTCACTGCATTCTCAACGAGTGCGCCACCATCAGAGGAAATCCCTGTCCCTCGTCCTATTCCTATTATATCATGCTGCCCGGTATCTGCAACTTCCACTGCCTGAATCACGCTGCGGCAGGGGTGCGGCGGAGGATACACGGGCGGGGCGTTGATGCCCAGCTTCAGCTCTTCCATCCGGAACACCTTGCCGTGCAGCGCCCGGCATTCGCTCGTTGTGCGGTCGTCGATGGTCGCTATGAACCGGTACGCTTTCACGCCCGCATCTATGAATGCCTGAACCACCGTGTGCCCCACGATGAAGCCCATCACCATATCGTAATAACCCGTGAATCTGCTTCCCGGTGCTTCCCGCTCCTCGCGGTTCTCTGGCGCTTCCCGTGTCTCGCGCTCCTCCGGGGGATTCTGTACCTCGCGTTCCTCCGGCGCTTCTTTCACCTCACGAAGCTGCCATGCCCGCTGCCGCCTCAAAATAGCCTGCATCGGTTCGCTGTCCATGGAAAGCTCTTTTCCCTGGGATGAATCGACAACGGCCTGCTTGGTGATCTCTCTTGCCCGGTATGCCGCATCCGCAGCCAGTGCCTGCTCATACGTAAGGCCCGTGGGCAATGGATTGTTTGAAAGCGTATCCCGCACAAATTTGGCCCCAGGAGCGTTTTTGGTTCCGAGCCGTGTAATTTCATTCCCCTCGGCAAAAGCGCGCTTGTAGGCGATTCTGGAGGCGTTCAGCAGGGCGTCGCGGTCTGTCTCTGAAATTCTGGCATAGCTGTCAGAAACAACATGCATCAGGTACAGCAGCATTGCCTCGTCGCAGCGCATCCTTGTCCGGCGCTGGGCGTCCTGCATCAGCAGCCGCAGCTCGCTGGTGCTCTCCCCTTGTTTTTTCCAGTGTGCGATGTCCCGGTGCAGCCGTTCTACCTGCGCCTTGGGCAGAAGCCCCATCATGGACAGACCGGCAAAACGGTTGAGAATGTCCTGTGCTTCATCCTGTATCGCGCGGCTTTCCCGCAGGACCGCCCTGTATACGTGCCTGTTTTCCGCATCGATGGGCCGCCAGAAGGCCAGCTCGTCAAAGCCATATGTATTATCGTTACGGCCTTGCTGTGCCATTCAAATCCCCGTCCTCGCCTGTTTTGTCATCATCCTGTCCGGGTGTATCGTCTTCGTTTCCAAGTTCCTTTGCCCGCTCCACGGCAAGCTCATAGTTCGCCGCTGCTTCGGCGTCACGCTTGGCGATCTCCTCCGCAGGGTCCACCTCCACCTGGCTCTCGCTGATGCATGTCTCGTCGCTGAACAGGCCGCTGGTTTTCATTGTAGCCGCCCGGTTGATGGATTTATCCTTGTCGGTCGGAATATTCCGCTGCATCACAACGTCAATGTCGCGGAAATCAAATTTCTGTCCTTTCTTGGCAAGACGGCCGCAGATCAGCTCCCACAAAGCCAGATACCCCTTTCGGAAGATTCGGTCCATGCTGGCCGTGTATTGGTCCAGAGCATACAGCTTATATCCCAGCGCGCTTGCGTTGTCCGCATTGGCGAACGCCTCATCCGTCATATTGGGCACACCTGTCAGCATCGTGATCTCATCGTGCAGGCTTTTCAGTACATCCAGCAAGCCGGAATAGTTGACGTCCTTCAGCAGCCAGTGGATATCTCCATCATCGTCCACCGAGATGGTGCGGGCGTTCAGAATGGCCCGTTCCTCCACAAGGCGGGCCGGGTTGGGAACCATTTCTCCCTGCTCATTCAGGATGGTGGCTTGATTCTCATAGTTGTAGCCTCTCAGCAGCAGCTTCGCCTCATCATTTTCCTGTGTCATGCTGCGGATATTTTTGCGGATCTGCTCAAAATCCTTGATGTCGCTTAGGCCAGGCTCAAAAATGGCGATGTTGTCCGGGTTTTCAAACGCCACAGCCGGGATGCCGTCCCATAAAGTGGAGCCATTGTCTCCGGTTTCCTCCTTGTAACCGTCCGAGGAAGAACGGAACGTGCGCGTACCTGATTGCGCCAAAAGCTCGATCACGGACTGAGGATTTCCACCGCTGTCCTCTTCCTTCCATATGCGCACAAGCCCGATTAGATTTACAGGCGTCGAGTAATCCCATATGCCAACTGTCTGCTTTGAATCGAAACGGGTATACACGATTTCGTTATCGCTGTTCTCGTACACATACAAATAGGCGCCGCTCATGACGACATAATCCCGCACAAGTTCCATGTACGTGGCCCCGTCATCGTTGTAGCGGCGAATATGGTCAATGGCGGATTTGAACTCACGGATATACGCTTCATCGTGCGCTCCGCCTTCTCCGCAGTTGCGGCAGCGTACGTTGTACTGCGGCGCCTTCCCGCTCAGGTATCCGGTCACCATATTGGCGATGTAGTATTCAAAAGGCACCGTTTTCTTTTGGCCGTCGTCTCCGATGATCTCATACAGTCCGTTTTTGCGGGAATACCGCTTGTACATCTCGCGGCGGTACTCCAGAATAGGCGCGATCCTATCCACCAGGTTCTGGATATTTTCGGCGTTATAAGCCTCCAGGGCTTTCTGGTTCATTTGCAGCATGCATCTTTCCTCCTGCTACACAATGCGGCCGGAAGAAAACCCCCAGCCGCTTGGTTTATTGAATTGCTCCGCGACGCCCGTAGCAGCGTCCTGTGCGTCGTCGTGGGCGTTTTTGCCCTCTTTCTGGTATCTGTACATGGATGTATAAAATTCGGGCCATCGGTCTTTCCAGTTGACCGGGAAATACATGTGATCGCACACCCAGGTAGCATGCGTCAGAATGCGCGCGGTCTTGTTCTCCCCCTGGTGGAACCATTCGATCCGGCAGCGGTTTGAACGATATTTTTCCCGCAGAATGCGCTCCACATTGCGGGCAAATCCACGGCCGCCGTTGTTGCTCTCGATGCGTGCAACCTGGCACCCTGTTTCCGCAAGCCTGCGCGAGGTCTCTTCTTCGGTCACTTCCATCCCAGCCTTGGTAAAGTACACATCCAGCACAAGCGCCTCGTTGTTGTAGTCCGCATATGTGATGCTGCACAGATAATCCTCGCCCTGGTCGGCGGTATCGGTGTAGTTGCGTATTTGCAGCGGGATAGGCTTGCCATCCGGCTTACAGGGAAGCGTGGTGTATGTTTTGAAAGACTGGTATAGCCTGCCCTGCAGGTCAATGGGAATCTGCTGATAGTTTGCGGACGCGATTTCCGGGCTCATGGGCCGCACTTTCATTTCATAGCTTGCGCGGCTCAATATTTCGGGGCACAGCATAGTGCCGTCGTCCTGCAGTGCTTTTTCAACCAGCATCCGGACTTTTTCGCCGGCCCCTGTAAAATGCTCCATCGCACGCCCGGCCAAGTCTCCGCTGGCCCACCGCGTCATGATGATGAGGATTTTCCCTCCCTCCTCCAAACGGGAGAGCATGGTGTCAGTGAACCACTTCCAATGGGCTTCCAGAACGTTCTCGTTGAATGCCTCTTCCGCCAGTTTGATAAGGTCGTCGATGATGAGCCACGTCGCACCGAAGCCCGTTGCCGTTCCCTTCGGGCTTGTGGCAAGGTAGCTCGAATGATTCCCCTCCAGTGCCCAGCGGTTCGTAGCGCCGTCGCCGTATTTGATACGAGTTTCCGGAAAGATATCGCTGTAAACTATAACGTCAGGGTCTGCCTTCTGCTCGCTGATGCCGTTGCGCACGCCCTTGGAGAACGTAGAGGAAAGGTTTTCGTTGTAGCTGCCAGTCATTACTTTCACGGTATTATCGCGGCCGAACAGCCATTCCGTGAACAGTCCGGCGGTACGGCTTTTTCCGTGCCTCGGTGGCTCGCATACAATCATCACTTTTTCATTGCTCTCCGAAAAGCCTTGCAGCTCATTGCACAGGCGCACCAGATGCGGGCGGTCCGGCTTATAGAAGTCTCCGGCACGCAGCCGGCAGTAATCCCAAAAGCAGCGCCGTGCCAGTTCGATGCGCGCATGCATTGCAATTTCCTGTCTATTCATCCCCCGCAAGCCTCCGCAGCTCCTCCGTTGTCAACTCTGCAAATGGATTTTTTACTTTCAACTCGATGCTGTGCTCCCCTTTATCAACAAAACCGCCTGCGGCCCGGGCGCGAAGCTCGGATGCTTTTAGGCGGTCCTTAATATCATATTTAGCATTGCGCATCGTATCGCTCCAGAAACTGTTGATCTCTGCCATGTCTGCAATACGCGATTGCTCCAGCTCCCGATTTCTAGCGCTGATTTTTTCCTGAACGCCACTAATTGCCACTAATTTTGACGCATTTCCCCGGGCATACCGCTCGGAATAACCGGCGGCAATAACGGCCTGCTCCTTGTTTCCACCATTTTCGATGTAGGCATCTGCGATGGCCTGCTGCACAGCAGGATCTCGGATACATGGCATTATTGCCGCCCCTTTCTTCTATCTTTTCAGCCTTTCAAGTGCCGTTTCAAAATGAGCTTTATCAATCTCAAATCCTACAAAATCACGGTCAGAATTGCGGCATGCGATAGCTGTTGTACCACTTCCGATGCAACAGTCTAGTACAAGCTGCTTCGGATTTGTATAAGTCCGCACCAGATATTCAAACAATGCTACCGGTTTTTGCGTTGGATGAAGTCCTTCACGTTGGCACGAAAACGTGAGAATCTGCCAGGGCCAATTGGTGTATTTTGTTTCGTATTCTTTATTTAAAGTCTTCTGGTCGTACACACAATCGTCTTTTACTGCGCGTGGTTTTGTATGAATCGGTTTTTCTGTCGCAACCAATCCTTGCGGATTATATGTAGGTTTTTTGCGGTAGAAAATCACAATATCCTCTACGCAGCGCAGTGGTTGAAACTTGGCGAAAGGAAACCCTGTCACCATATTTTTCACCCAATACCAACAGTATCGAAAATTCTTCTGGTTACTGCCAATCAACTTTGTAGTGAACGGCTGCGATGCAGTAAACACCATTGCTCCGTCTGGCTTTGTAACGCGCTCAAGTTGCTTCCAGAGGAGATCAAACGGAATAATGCTGTCCCATCTGCAGTCCGTCATACCATATGGCAAGTCTGTTAATACCATGTCTACACATCCGTCTGGAAGTAGCGTCATTCCAGCAATGCAATCCATATTGAATATTTGATTTTTGTAATCCACTTTGCGCTCCTTTCGCAAAGCGACCGTGACCATAACAAAAGGGCCGCCCGAAGGCAGCCCTTGCGAAATTCCTGCGAATCGCTCGGCTTTCGTCTCGCTTTTCGACATTTTCATCATACACCAGCAAGCTTGCAATGTGAATAATGCAAAATAGGGCGTTATAGGGCAATATGAGAAATCGCTCTATCGTGTATTCTTTTCGCTCGATAAACTGCCGCGTCATCCGCTTCTTGGTACATCCCCCATGCAACCTCTCGCCATGGAGTGGGCCTGCAATGATCTCCGTCCATGTACCGCAATCGTACAACCTCACGTTCCAGAGGATCTTTCAAAGCATGCACAGCGTTCTTGAGTATAAAGATTTCCTTCTCATTTTCGGCAATAATCGGGCGAATTTCTTTCTCGTACTCTATGTATCGTTCTACCGCCACAGCTATATGGCTACCGCCGCCCCCTGTATGCTGACTTCCATCGTATTCTCGCGCTGCTGGGATCTCAGCTCCGGCTTTCATCCGTGCCAGGCGTTCACGGCGGTTTTCGTTTTCTTTTTTCAGCGACAAATATTTCATCAGCCGCTCTTTTTTCTCCTCAGCCTCCGTGATTTTCGCCTCCTCGTGCTATCTTTTCAGTATCCAGAATGATTCCCGGTATAGCGGCCGAGTATCCGCATTTGAGAGCAGCATCAGAGTGGCCCACCCACGTGGCGATATATACTCCACACGGCCCTGACGTGGTAAATTATCGGCCTTGAACTCTGTGTACCCTTTGCGATATGTCATCGCTGGATAAACCACATCTACAACAGCATCTGCAGTTGCATTTTCTATATACGCAACCGGTGGAACCGCCAGCGGGCGAACGGATTTCATCGCCCATCCCTCCCCGCGGCAATGCAGGCCAGCGTGGCCACAACCGCCAGTGCGACGGCCAAGACCGCCAGATTTATCAAGATTTGCATGGGTCATCCTTCTTTCGCATCGTTTTGTATACCATAGCAATTCCATCAATATCTTCATCCGTTAAGATGCATGAAAATTCTGCAAGCTCCATGCACTTAGCCACCCAGAGCGAGACACGGTCTGTAGATTTCATATCTGCATAAATCTGCCGTTCAAATTCACTCATGCTGTACGCCCTCCACTACTTCCTCCTCTGGTTCGAGATCCCCTGATACACGCACCACAAGACGCTCCGGACTTCCGTACCGCTTAGCCACGCGCAGCTCTACGATGGCACTGTCGTCGCGGTAGGCTACACCGTTCAATGCATCGGCTACAGCTTTCACGATATTATCCATGTCCGGCTTACATGTGGGACGGAGGATATTCTGGCTACACAATGCAGCCTTTTTCTTCGGATAGGATTTGGGTATTGCAAAATATGCATTTACCTCCAAGATAATCGGCGGCACGAAGCGAACACCGGCATGTCTCTGCTGGTAACAGAGCATGATTTTGTTTTCATACGAAGCCGTGCCGGCGGGGGTGTACATGCGGGCATGTCCGCCCACAACACTGGCCCGGGGGCGCCCTTTGCCCTGTGGTTTTCCCGGGACCTCAAAAATTACTCTTTCCATACTGTCCTCCTTGACGATACCCGCCCGGTGGTTGGCCGGGCGGGCGCTGTATTATATCTTTCCGGGGCGGCGATCAGGCTGGTGACGCTGCGATTCAATGCTGCTCACGATGTAATCGGGAGAACTGCATCCTTTTTCGTAGGCGATGGATATAGCGTCCAGGACCATTCCCAGCTCCATACCATCGGCGGCAGCAAGGACCTTTCGTTCCTGCTCGGGCTTTATGTCCTTCACCACCTCACGGCAAAAGGCGACGATCTCCCGTTCTCTCTCTGACCAACCATCGTCGAATCCGTCGTCGTTCGCGTATGCGTGCGCGTGCGCGCGTATACGACGATTGTTATTGTTATTGTCTTTGTTATTGTATTTGTCTTTGTATAGCTGGATTTGCTGGTCGGTGCTGGATTTGCTGGAAAGTGCTGGTTTTTTGCTGGCTTTTTGCTGGACAAAGCGTCCGCTTTCGTCTTTTTCTGCGGATGCAGCTCTGATGCGTCCGGCCTCCCGGCGCTTTTCAACAATTTCCTGCCGGCGGATTTCAGCGCGCATCGAATTGTCTGCGATAAAAGAAAATGCCATATATACGTTCCCATCCTTTGGGAAATCGGGCTGAGTACCATCGCGGCCATACACCAGCAGCGCCATAACCAGAGCGCCGACCTGTTCCAGAGACAGCAGCCCAAGCTGCTCGATGTACGAATAATACATCGGGATGTATTTTGATTTTTCGGCGTCGTCCGGCATTGTTCGTCCTCGCTTTACTCGTTATCGTTGCCGCTGGCGGAATCGTCCGATGCATCCGCCTGTGCGGCCGTAGGAGCGCTGTTTCCATCGGCTTCGACATTCTCATCGGCAAGAATTTCCCCGTCTCCTATGGCCTCAAATTCGGGGTCCTGCGCGATGCTGTCATTCGTGCCGCCGCCTTGCATTTTATTCGCTAACTTTTTTGATTCCGACAAATTGATAAACACTACCTTCATCCAGAGTGCGCTTATTTTTTTGCAAATCCTCCGAAAACTCATAAGGAGACTGTCTTTTATAACAAGACCGCCGCCTTTCCCGAAATCCTCTGTAAGGTCGCCATCGTTAAAAACAAACGAAATCGAGCAATCGCGTGAATTGTATCCCACGGGATTATCCAGCATGCTGATTTGCCCATCCATGCTGGTATCTGGGCTAATGATGATTCTTACGGGATACTTGTCCCGAAGAAATTTATACGTAAACCCATTTTCGGCGCAGACATTCTCTAATTTTTTCAGTTGGGCGTCCAACTGATCGTGCTCAATGTATGCCATATTATATTTCCTCCTCTGCAATGATGATTCTTTTTCCGGTGGCCGCGGCGACGGCCCGGCGCATAGCGTCGGGGTCGCCGTGCCTACGACTTATATGGAGCAATCGGATGTCTTTCACGCGGCTCAAGTTCTGGTGTGTCAGAAAAGCGATACACTCCTGTAAACTCAGGTGGTTGTCGATTATGCGCTGTGCCTGATATGCGTTGGTATCCGCCATGCTTTCGGCTCCCATGTGGTTGCATTCAATCAGAATGTGGTCAAGCGGCGGAAAAGTATCTTCGGCGCGGCTCGTATCTGTCAAAAATACTAGGCGCTCACCGGTGCGAATGGATTCCAATAACCACCCTAACGGCTCTGCGACATCGTGGTATGTCGACATTGGGAGCACGGCAAATGTCCCAATGTCAACCCGCTGTCCGTGCTGCACCCGATGATACCCAGCGCTTTCATGTATTCCTAAGAATCCGGCCGTCCCCTCGCTGCAGTAAACCGGGATGCCGCGTGCCATCACGTCGTGAACCGCCCGTGCATGGTCGCCATGCTCGTGTGTGATGAGACAGGCGTCTACCCGGGAGAGTGTGAAGCGGCTCCGTCGCATCAGCTCACGCATTGAGATACCGCATTCCAACAGGAGTGTGGTGGTTCCATCGCCCACCAGATATGCATTGCCTGTGCTACCGCTGGCCAGTGTCTTTATTTCCATACAGCCTCACCGTTAAAACGGAGCGGCGGTAACGGGCGGAGCCGCCGGGGCCGCCTGCTCTACTTTGCTGGTTGGCTCCACTGGTGCAGGTGCAGGCTCGGAGCGGGGCGGTGCCGCAGGCGGCATTTCTACTTCCTGCGGGCCGGATGGGAGAGCATCCATATCAGGAATTTCACGATATTCGGCGTCGATGGTGTTGTCGGATTCCGATACCGCCATGCTTTTGTAGTAGGCGGACAAGGAAAGTTCATTTGCAAAATCCTTCGGGATAGGCTTGACCGCATTGTTGCGCATTTTGCGCAAAATCATCCGCTCACGGCTCCCTTCCATCCAAGCGGGGGAAATGTATGGCTTCAGTTCAGGAATGTCGAGGATCTCGTCGATGTCCTTTCCATCCATCAGAGCTTTCAGCTCGGACTTACGCGCATCAATTTGCTGTTTCTGCTGTAGCGTGGCCTTGTAACGGCTTTCTGCAATGCCGAAGGTTTCGTTCATCATGTTGTTGTTGATATGGGCGACCAAGTTCGCACGGACTTCGGCGCGCTCACTGATGAAATAGCGCACGGTGCCGTCCGTGAAGCGTACAGGATAGACGACGCGGGCATATTTTCCAGTGCCGCAGCGTTTCCAGGTGGGCGGCTCTACGTCGATTCCGTGGTGTACGGGGTAAGTAAATTCATCATCTACATGAACATCCCAGTATGGATATACCTCTTCGACGCCATGGCCAAAGTTTCTCAGAATGACGTCGTTGCCATCCCCCTCAATGCCCATTTCGATGGAGGTTGTCCAGTTCCCATCCGGCTGCTTTTTCTTGCGCGTCTGGAAATAACATTCCCGCGGTCTCGAAAATGCGTTCAAGCGGAGCGTAGCCACCTGCTGCAAAATTTGCATGATTTCACTTTTTTGAAGCGCGGAGATTCCATCAAGGCCCGCTCCAACGGCTGTTTCATGCATCATTGTCAGCGCATTTTCCATGCATAGATGTTGATAAAGGTCCACCGAGCCACCATTGGAAATCTGTTTCTCCACCAATGGGATGTATGCGGCCCCTGTTTTCTGCACGATAGTGCGATAATCCGGCATTTTTGCGATTCCGTTATTTTCCGCCATAATATTTTAATCCCCTTTCAGCCCCAGTTTTTCGCCGGGGCTCACATTCAAATTGATGACCTGTATTTCATCCGGCAGCGTTAAATCGGTAACGCTCTCCCGGTTATCCAGGAACAGCGGCAGCGAAATGTCCGCCGCCCGGCTGAATGCCTGCACGATTTCCACGTTCGCCTGCATTTTGGACGCGGTATTCAGAGCGCCGTAAGGAACGCCGTCCACCATTGCCTCGCAGACCTCTCGCAGACCGCCGTTTTTCTGCTGCTCAAACAGTTTGAAGCGCACCGTGGGAAAATGCTTGTTGACGCGCTCGGTCAGAAGTGTCACCAGCGTGCGGGTATATTCCTCGCACATAGACAGCCCGCGCTCCGCTTCCTCCAATTGATGAAGAGTGTCACGCTGTTCTGCTTCAAGCTCCTGGATACGGGTTTCGAGAGCCGCATTGCGTTCGATTTCCGCCAGCCGTGAGGTCATTGCATCGGATTGAGCCTGCATGTCTGCCAGTTTCTGGCGCTTTTCCTGAACAACCTGCTCGGCCGCTTGGGCGCTGGCTTGGATTGCTTGCCGCAATTCTTCAGCTCTGGCTTTCAGCTCCTTTTCCTCCGCATCCAGTTCCGCGAAAAGTCCCATCTGTGTTACAGGAGGCTTCTCTGCGATCACCATATCATAGGCCGCAGCTGCCGCCCTGGCCGCGCGTTCGCATGTATCCAGTTCCTCGCGCAAGCGTGCCGCTTTTTTCTCCATTGTTTCCACGTCCTGAGTGGCTTTTGCACCCTTGGCTGCGATATCCGACAACCGTTCAGATTTGGAAACGTTAAAATTCTCCTGCGCCTCCTGCACCAGTTCCGCAGGCAATGCCTGTCCGCAGGTCGGGCATGTCTGCGCAATGTCAGGCACGGTCCTGTTCACTTCCACCCATTCAACCCGCAGACGGTCACGTTCAGCAGCCAGGAGGTCCCGCTCCCGATTCAGCGAGCGAAGTTCCGCAGCAAGTGTTTCCACCCGGCACATTGCATTTTGTTTTCCACGGGCAGCGTCATCAATACGACGGTTGTGCTCTTCCAGCCATCCCGCATTACTGGACGATTCCAACACACGACGCTTATTGGGGATCATCTCCAAATACTGCTGTACTTTTTCGAGTTCCTGCTGGTTATGCCGCTGTACAGCGTCCGCCGTCGTGTGCTCAATCTCATACTGCAGTTTGGCGATTTCAACATTGAGCTTGCTGCGCTCGTTTTTGACGGCCCTGGCATCGGATACGGGGTGCAGTTGCTTTCGGTTTTCGTCGATGCGCGCGGGTAATGCCGACAGGGAATCCTTATACCGCTTACGGCGTTCTGTGCAGATTCGGGAAAATTCATCCACGGAATGCGTCCCCAGCATGCTTTCCAGGTCGGAAAGCTCTGGATTGGCAGTAAATACGTCCGCCGGCTGCAGGCTGCCGAACTGCTCCAGCAGAAGGCGCCGCCGCTCTTTATAGTCCTTTGTCTGCTCCGAGAACCAGACTGCATTGAGCAGCAGCGGAAGCAACTTTTCCGGGAACACACCAAAAATGGCGGAGCTATATTCCCCTGCACTCACGGGAACTTCGTCGATGAAATAGCGCGTCTCGTCGCCGTTATATTCCGTCTCGGCGCTTCCTCGACGTTTCGTCCAGCGTTCGCATATGGAACGCTGCAGAATGAGCGTGTGCCCGTCCGGCATTGAGAGAGTAGCTGTCACCGTAGGGCTGCAGCCGGACAGGCGGTTCCCATCTGTTCCCAGCGGAAACACGTTGTAATTTTCACGGCCTTGTGCGTCCTTACCGGTCAAGAGCCAGAGAAAAGCAGCCATCAACGTGCTTTTTCCCGTCCCATTGCCCCCCTGTACTGTGGCGCTGCGCCCGTCGGGAGTAAGTACAAAATTCTTTATGCCGCGAAAATTTTCGACATACAGCTTCAGCAGTTTCACAACTTTCAACATCATTCACCCCTTTTCAACCAAGCGTCATTTGCGTGACCGCTTGAGGACGTGGCTGAGGAACCTTATCCGGCGGCAGCGGGCCGTCGGTGATGTGTTTCAGCAGCGGGCGGATTTTCGGATCAATCGTGTGTTCCTGCACGTCCACCGCCACGACTTTGGCCAAAGTACCGCCCAGGCGTGTGTCTGCATAGACGATATCGTCCACAGCAAGCCTTTTGTCCGCAATATACGTATATTCACGACCGCTGTATATGCCGGGCTGGCTTCGGTCAGCGAGCTGCACAGCGACATAATTTGTTTTGATAATAGTGCTCATTCTTGTTCCTCCTCGTCATCATCCCATTCGCAATCCACGATGCGGTTTGCAGCTTCAAGAAGCGGCGCCGCGGCGCTTGAAAAATCTTCATCGGAAAGTTCTTTCGCAACTGCCCAAAACGAGGCCCGAATGCCGTTCAGTACCTGCGCAGCATTTACTGCAAATTCCGCTGCCGCCATATATGTGGCGCTCTCTGCACTGTCAATGATTTTCCGTGCGTCGTCCAGATCTTCCTGCATGCCACGCACTTGCGCTTGCAGCATGGCCGTCATTTCCCGGGCTTTTTCACCGGCTCGACGTTCCACTTCGGCGGGGTCTGGCTCTTGGACAGCTACCTCCACAGGACGGGCTTCCAATTCCTTGATGCGCTCCTTGGCATCGAACAGCTCGCTCATCACCGGCCTTGTTTCCAGCGCGTCGGCTTTTTCCTGCGCATGCTTTGCCTGTGCCCGGGCTGTGGCAGCTTCGTCGCGCAGCGCATCATTGGCGTAGCGCAGGCTTTCCGCTTCCGCGACGGCCTTCTCTCGCGCCTCGCGTTCGGCTTTCAGCTGGGCCTCCAGCTCCTCTCGCTCTCGCTGAAACTGAGCGGCTGTAGTAATTTCGCGTTTTTCGACCTTTTCAACCAAAGCAGTTGGAGCCTTTGGATCAGAAATGAGCTGTAACAACCGTTTTCCGATTTCACCGCTTTCAGAGAGTTCCGCAACAGTTGCGGAACCTAAAACGGCGCGTCCAATATTGAGCATGTTGCGGGCGCTACCCTCACTCAAACCTTGGGATTTGCACCACTCTCCCCATTTTCCACCATAGTGTGCAGCTAAAAGTTCGTGCGCATTTGATACCGCAATGCATGCTTGAATGTATTCTCGCATGCTGTTATTTCTATGACGTTGAAATTCTCCAGTGATATCCACCAGCTGGTCCACCGTCTGTGTATCCAGCCCGGAGTAGTCAAAGGGCGTGGCCTCCGGCTCCGCTTCCAAAGAGACAGGCCCAGCAGCGGACAGGCTTTGTGTCGCACTGCCAGCATCCGCAGGGTAGCCGGGGGCCGGCAAGGTGTTTGCATCCATCGGGGTGGTCGATGTTTCCGCCGCCTCCGGCGCAGCACTCCCGGACGTGGTCGCAGCAGCATCCCCATTCGGGGCAGGTTGATTGTTGCATTTTTCCATTTCCTCATCTCTTATTCGTATCGCCGAATATTCAGGGCATTGTGGAGTAAAGCAAGTGTCATCGGCATTAGATGGGCATTCCTTTTTGCACTCATGGCCACAACATCCCTCGCGTTTGCAGGTGACGCAGAGGCAGCGCAGGTTCAACTTCTGGGTTTTTGTTGTTTTTTTAGGACGTTCAGGAAAAACAGGAGTGTCTTTCTCTTCACCACTCCCCTCCACAACCTCCGGCGGCTCGATGCCCGCCGGACCGGACACCAGCTCCCAGCCGTCGCGTTTCGCACGGGCCTCCAAAACTTCCTCCAGGCTTTCGCGATAGATGTTTCCGATATTCCAATTCGCACACCATTTCCAGGTGGCGCTGTTCGCAGGGTCGCGGTACTGCATCACATATGAGCCGTGTTCCGGTTGCGGGCTTACCCGGTACAGCCAACCCGTGGCTGGGTCTCTGTATATCAGCATAGTGTTTTCCTCCTTATCGGGCGCGGCGGCGCCTTCGCGTGCCGCTGCCTTCCCCTGCTCGATATCGCGCAGAATTTTTTGCTTTTCTGCATCGGCGTCCATGTCTTTTCGGTGAAAGGTTTCATCGAAAAATTCAGCCCATAGGGCACGCTTCGCAGCAATTCCCTTTTTGTTTTGCGAGCAGGCAAGCGTATACCGATACCGTCCTTCGTCTACATATTCCACAGCCCGGATGCGGTCCCGGGAGAAGCCGCCGTAAAGCTCGCCATTTGGATAATGCTCTTTTACCCAATCGCTCACACGTTCAAGAAAATCAAAATCCAGGCTTGTGATTCGGATGGTCGTTTTATCGTCAAGATGGCCGCGTAATTCCGTACGGTATTCCAAAGTTGGCGACATGCGGCATTCATACCCTTTTACGTCGGTAACGACTGCATGCCGGGTGGTATCCCATTGCGTCGGCCCCCAAGGCATCAGGTACGGACAGCCCTCGCAGCCATCTGTCTCCCGGTTCCCCGTGTTGTCGGCATTTGTGCTTTTATTTACCGGCCGGCCGCACTTGCAGAGGTATCGGTTCAAAACCAGTCACCCCCGGGCAGGACGATGGACTTCTTCACGGCCTTTAAATCGTCCTCATACACTGCTGCAAGCTCATGGCCGCAGCGCCTGCAGAACACGACCGGCCCGCGCAGGAGCATGTCCATTTCCGGGATCATGCACGATATCGGCATATCTTCGGGCGATATCTCGCCGCTGGTGATGGCAAAAATTCCGCTGGAACCGATTCTGTTTTCGTAGATATCACCGCCACAAAAGTGCTGCATCGCTTCGGTGGTGTCTAGAAGTGCCGGGATTTCGTTGAATTTCGGGGCCTCGCCCGGGCGTAATGTAATAACTCTCATTGATGTATACCTCCTTGATGTGTTACAATGGAGGCGGTCGTAGGGTTCAACTTGACCGCCTGGCGCTTGTCCGTGTTCGCAGCACGGGCGGGCGCCTCTCTTTTTGTCTGTTTGCTGTAGCTCCATGCTGCAATGCCGAGCAGCGCCGCGACGGTGAACAATCCTGTCCAGGGGGCCGTCTGTCCGCTCACAATACCATCTAAAACGGCAATGGAAAGAATCGCCGCGGTTACGGCAGTCATTCTAAGTATCAGATGATTCATGTGCTACCCTCGCTTTCCTGCAAATGCCATCCAAATGTTCCCGGCCGATTCGCAAAATCTCACGGCGTACCTGATCGGCGAGAAACTGATGAAACGCGGCATAATCTGCGGCGGAGGCAGGCTCCAGAACGTCCAATATTTCTCCGGTTTCCCGGCTGACGATCAGGCGCATGATATCCTCCTTTTAAGCATGTGTTTTTTCTTCTTTGGCCCGGGTTTCATTTGCATCGTAAAACGCCATGATGTCATCCGTGCTGATTCGCAGCGTTTTTGAGCCTGCCAACTTGCTGGCCCGCAGGCGGCCGCTGCGTACCCACTCCCGGACAGTGTCGGGGGAGACCTTCATCAATTCTGCGGCCTCCTCTACGGTGTGCAGGGGCATTGTTCCACCTCCTTAAATGTCGATTTTTTCGGCTTTTTTGTTGCCTTTTCATGGAGTATGCCTTGCTTTTTTTGGCGTTTTGTGGTAATTTGAAGTTGCTACATTCAATTTAATACGCAAAACACCTTTTCTTGGGGCATACTCCATGTAAGGCTGGTTTTTTGTTCCCTTTTTGAGGGGACATTCTTAGTATATCTAGCAAAACCTAGAATTTCAAGAGTTATTCTAGGATAAGCTAGATATTTGTTGCATTGTACAATGATTGGTGGGTAATTATGTTCAATTTCGACAGATTAAGAGCCCTTGCAAAAAAACAAGGAATGACCATTACGCACTTGTGTAATATCGTCGGAAAGAAGAACTCGTATATTGCAGATAGTCAAAACAAGGGGATAGCGATTCCTCTGGATGCCGTTGAAACTTGGGCTTCCGCACTCCACACAACCCCCGCTTATCTGCTGGGAGAAACAGATGATCCGTCAGAAGGCAAAAAAAATAATCCCGCCACCGCGCAGGATGCACGGCAACGGGATATAGTGGTTTTGACGCGCATGGCGTCGCAATTGCCTGAAGAAGATTACAATCGGCTTGTGAAAAACTTTGAGGATACCCTTGATATATATTTGAGAGCACGGGGGCTTGACCCGGATGACTATCGCTGATGCGCAATGCGTAGCTACATGGCTTTTACTTCAGCAGAACATCAATTCGTTGGCTACTGATTTACAGGGCATGGTGTTCGCAGGCGCTTCGATTCTGATGGATACAATACAGGGATATTGTTCAAAAACGGGAATGCCTCTCTCGGAATTTAAAAGCCGAGGACAGTTTTTGGACGGTACCAGCGTGCCCGTAGGGCCGGGATGTCTTGTTCTTTATAACCATGCTCTGCCCGTTGGCCGCCGCCGTTTTACAATTGCACATGAGTTGGGACATGTTTACCTTGGCCATAAGCAGCGTGGCGTTCAGCAGGAAAATGAAGCGGACTGGTTTGCTGCGCAGCTGCTGATGCCTGAATGCATTATGATGGAGCTGTGGAGCCGGAATGGATGGCTGGTGCAGCATGAGGTGTCTGATTGGTTTATGGTGTCGGGCGCGGCAGCGCGGCACCGTATCGGGGAGATGCAGCGCAAGCGCTGGTATCACATGGGTGAGCAGGAGCTGGAATTGGTGCACCGCTATTTGCCTTACATACAGGAAGAACTCAAAAACCCCTATTTGGTTTCAGTTTAAGTTTTAAGGAGGCCGCACTACATGGAGCATACATTGGAGCGCGCGCCCCTACTGTTTCCCATTGGAACAATCATCAATGGCCCTGAGCAGGTGGTTTATTGGGAATTTACTCGTTCTCCCCATCTGCTTATTGCCGGCGCATCTGGAAGCGGAAAGTCTACATTTCTGCGCAGCGCTTTAGTGGAATTACTTGAACTTTGTCCAGGCGATTTGCTTAAACTTATAATAATCGACCCCAAAGGTGTTGAGTACTCGGGATATGACAGCGTTGAAAATATGCTGATGCCTGTCGTAAAGGATTATACGAAAGCAATTGGCGTACTTGCTGCTTTAGCTGTAGAAATTGAAAAAAGGTATGAGCTTTTTGCCGAAATTAAAGTACGGAACATTGAAAGTTATAATGAGGCAGTGAACGAAGTTTCTGGGGCCGAGTTGATGCCTCATATTCTTGTCATAGCTGATAGTTTTGATATTGTTTTAACGGCACATAGAGATGAAGCAGAAGGTTACATAGAGCGCATTACGCAGGCTGGTAGATCGGCGGGAGTACATCTTCTGCTAACCACGCAAAGTGTACCGGGCAAAAATTTTTTGTCACAGTTCCCGAGTAAGTTATGTTTTAGGATGCCCGAAAAGAGCGATAGCAAAAAAATTTTGGGAGGTACGGTATCTGAAAAACTCCTCAATGAAGGCGAAGCAATATTTTACTCGGCTGGAGTATTTCCGCGTGCGCTGGTAAAAACAGTTTTTAAAGAAGATTCCACTATTGATAATTTGCTGGAAGAAATCAAAGGGAAATCAGCCGCAAATTATAGTGAGAGTTTTATTCAAGAGATTAATAGGTATGCTGCGCCGGTGCAGAGTGAAGAAGTGGAATATGATGATAGCCAAGACCCAATGCTCAAAGCGGTTGTAGAGGTTGTCATCGACGTGGGACAGGCGTCTACTAGCCTTCTGCAGAGGCGATTCAAATTGGGCTATGCACGAGCAGCCCGCATCATGGACGAAATGGAACAACTCCACATTATCGGCCCATATGAAGGCTCGAAGCCCCGGCAAGTGCTCATTACTCGCCAGCAGTGGATTGAGATGATAATGCAAGAATCGCACAACGAAGCGTCACCGCAGGATGAAGATGTTCCCAAAAATCAATTGGCTGTTGAAGCGGGCGATTGCGATGAATCGCAAAACTCTCGTTGTGCCACTCAGTTGACATTGCCTGGAGAAGAAGAAAACTCGACGCCTCCCCGATTGTCGTCTTTTGATGCGCCAAGCTACGCGGAGAATCGTCACACAACAGAAAAGAACAAGCCAAAGAAGCGCTACACATTGCTTCCCACAATAAAGTCATGCGATAGCATGACGGGAGAGCAGTTTGAGCACTTTTGTGCATCGCTTCTCCGGGCGAACGGTTTTCGCAACGTAAAAGTGACGCAAACCAGCGGGGATTATGGCATTGACGTGCTTGCTCAGAAAGGCATGGACAGCTATGCGATTCAGTGCAAGCGCTACACTTCACCAGTGGGCAATCATGCAGTACAGGAGGCGTTTTCCGGCGCTGCGTATTATGGAAATCGAACCCCTGTTGTGATGACAAATCAGGAATTTACTGCGGCCGCCGTTGAAACTGCAGAACGCATTGGCGTTCGGTTGTGGGGGCGTTCTAAGTTGGTACAGATGCGCAGTCAGTGTGCACCGCTTCCGTTCAGAGTAATAGGATCTATCTTTCGCGCAAGCCTTACAGTTTTGAAGCCTGTGTTGCAGGTTTTATTTGGAAGACCGGCGGCTTTTATCGCATCATTCGGCACATTGCCGTTACTATTCGACCTATTGATTCATGGTTACATCGGTTCAGAACCATCAACAAAGGGCTTTTGGTTTGACTTTGGAGTATTAGCTATTGAGTGGCTAGTAGTCCGATATGCGCTTTCTTGGATATGGAAAAAGATTTCTGGCGGGAAATAAAAGGTTCTTTATGTATGGATGCCTTAGAAAGGGAAACGATATGGATGAATTTGCTGCCCGCCCGGTAGCCGATATTCTGGCCCGGTACTCAACAGACAATCAGAATCCCGTGACCATCGACGTTCAGGTGGAAAAATGCCGCGAATGGTGTGAGCGCAATGGTTATCAGGTGGGAAAAATATTCTCCGATGAAGCTGTTTCCGGCATGAAAGAGACCCGTGCCGGTTATGAAGCCTGCATGATGCACTTGGGCATGGGCGGCGCGCAGCTTGTGGTCGTATACGACCAAAGCCGTATGTTCCGCGAATTTACCGAGTGGTTTCAGTTCCGGAAAGACGTGGATATGCTGGGAGCACGGGTGGCCAGTGTGACGCAGCCAATGGTGGGAGGAGATCTTAAAGACCCCGCAGTATTCATCAATGAAGCTGCAACAGCGATGCTCAATCACGCGCAGGTTCTGATAACGCGCCAGAAAACAATAGATGCGCTGAAGCATAACGCCCGGGAGGGCAAATCCTCCGGCGGTAAGCCGCCCCTAGGGTACGATCTTGACAAGGACAAAAAGTATGTGGTCAATGAGCATGAAGCAGGGGCCGTGCGCCTTGTGTTTCAACTATTCGCACGGGGATTCAGTTACGGAGAAATCGTAGACGAATTGAACAGCCGAGGATATCTTACAAAACGGGGCCAACCGTTCGGGAAAAACTCCATTTTTGACCTGCTCAAAAACGAAAAATATATCGGCCGCCTTGTTTACGGCGCCACCAAGGCACAGGCGGACGGACGCTGGAATAGTCACGCCAAAAGCAAAGAGGACGCTATTGTGGTTGAGAACGGTGTACCGGCTATCATTGAACAAGAATTGTGGGAGCAGGTACAGTCCCGAATCCGAACACGCAAGGGGGCTGGCGGGAGATACAGTGCCAAGCGCGAATATCTGCTCACCGGCCGTGTATTCTGCGGTGACTGTGGCGCCAGCATGGTGGTGATGGGAAGCAAGGCATCCGGTTACCAATACTATGAGTGCAATAATAAAAGGCGTACACATACATGCAAAATGAAAAATGTTCGTACGGAGTGGCTGGAACAGACGGTCGCGGCCAGTATTAAGCAAATGCTGAATGAGCCAGCCAATATTGAAATGCTGGTTGATGTAGCACGCGACCAGGAGCGGCAAATCACTACCGAATACGATACACGTCGCGCAGAGTTGGCATCCCGGTATACGCGTGTATGCCGCCAACTGGAAAATGGTGTTAACGCGCTTTTGGAAGGCGTGGTCAGCGCGGAGCTGAAAGAAAAGGTCAGGCGCTTGGAAGAAGAAAAGGCAAAAATCGAAGCAGAAACGGCAGAGCTGAATCAATATAAGGGCTATGTAGGGCTTGACGACGCTACGATTCGCCGCTGTGTAGAAAATGTGGCGAAGGTAGATATTGACACACCCGAAGGATTAAAACTTATACTGGCCGTTGTAAGCCGCGTGAATATACGCACAGATACCATCGAGATTAAAACATTGATTTCTACGGATGGGACAGATCCTGATCCAACGAAATCCAGGCCGCAGCACCCGGAGTTGTTTCCTTCAGAAAGCGCAAGCGGTGAAAAGTACCATACAACACCCGAAAACGGGTCGGGTCACCATATGTATAGTACTTGCAGGATGCTTGATGGCCTGCAATATCTCATATTTGCGTGGAGTATACCACGCGCTTAAAAGAGAGCTGCCAATGTGCAGCTCTTTCTTTTATTATTTTACCTCATTGCATTCTTGTCCTCTTGCATCGTTGATGAACTGTATAAATTTAACGGAATTTTAGCTGACAAAACCATACTATTGTGGTATTGTATCCTCATAGCCGCGCTCCCCACTTCGCGCGGTGCACGCTGCCCTCGTCCGTTATTCATGGGCGGGGCAGTTTTCTATAAAATAAAAAAGCCCCCGGCCAGGAATCAAAAATCCTGAACCGGGGGTTTTCGTCATATACTATTCGGTTTTTGCCGCGCCCAGCGCCTGCAACTTCTTCACAAGGTCGGATACATAGTTCGCGCCACGACTGGCAAAGACTCCCGTAAGCGCAATGCCAATCCATGCCACGTTGAAATTCACACCCAGCGCGGCGTAGAAGTCAGCTCCAACACCAAAGCATAGCAGCACGCCCAGAGCAACGGCCCCCGCCTGCGTGGCGGCGGTTTTCCACTGCTTTTCGATGATTGCTTTGCCGAAGGTCTTAGCGTATTCGATCAGTGCCTCCACCGTTACGGCCATCATAAGTACAAGTACGATCATGTTCATTGTTCTTTTCCTTTCTATCCGTTTCTGATTTTAAGTGTTTCACAGCGCCGGACGATATCTCCCACAGAATGATCGCCGTCGCCCAGTGCCTCGTATTCCTTGTAGCAGCCTTTCAACGTTTCCATGCCGTAGGGCGGAATTTCTCCGGCCTCAAGGTAGTGCAGGCCCAGGTCGATGATTTTCGCGCGCAATAGCATTTTCACGCCGCGCTCCACAGCCTTGTCCTTCTGGTTTGTGTTTCGGATGCGCGCGCCCGCCCACCCGGCAAACGCCGTTACGATGGGCAGGAGTGCCGTAAACAAGTTTTGGAGGAAGTCCCACACGGCCTATACCTCCTCATAAGTTTTCTCAAAGATATCCGGCTTGCAAGGATAGAACTCACCGTTCACCCCGCGGATGATATAATCGCCGAGCTGTGCGGTCATCGTTCCCTCAAGCGTACCAATACGCAATGTTGGTGCTGTGCCCGCATAGCTTATGCGGACCGGGTCAAGCCCGAGTGCAAGCAGCGCGGAAATGCACTCTGTAGAATAATCAAACCTCACAGCTTCCACTGTAACAGGCTTTTTTTGATATTGAGCCACATCTATACCCCCGCGACGTATGCCTTTACGTCTGCAAGACGCTTGTCCGCTTCATCGGCGCGGGCGTTTGCTGCTTCAAGCTGCGCTTCCAATTCCGCCGTGTCTTCGCCGCCGCCCTGCGCCACACAGGCCGCGAACGCATCGCCCGGGGAAAGCGTCACAAGCTGGCAGCGGTCGGCCAGCACGGCGGCGTAACGCTGCACTCCCGCCACGAAGATGCGAACCCAGCTGTACCCGCCGGAGTTGCCCACCTCGGCCTGCACCGGATAGCATGTCCCCTCGGTCAGCTTGCCGCCGTTATAGGCCTTGTCCACCGCATTCACATCGGGCGCGGTGAACACCTCGCACTTGCCGCTTGTCACCTTCAAAAATTTCATGTCGTTGTCCTCCGTTTCGTCGATTGCTTCGCCATATGTCCCCACAGCGTTGGGGTGCCCAGTGTATGCCGTAGGATCAAGCCCCGCCCCGGTGGTCGTGGCCCGCACCTCGAAATGGCAGTGTGCAAAGGGCGGGCTTGCCAGCGCCGCGTTGCCCGTGTTGCCCATCACCGCCAGCGCATCACCGCTTTTCACCCGCTGGCCCACGGATACCAGATTCCGCGCGTTGTGGCAGAAATACAGGTAGTTCACCGCGTCCGGCGTCTGGCCCGCGTCCAGCTCCACGCACACATACCAACCCCATTCCCACGTTTTGCTGCCTGTGGACTTGTCCACTTTGCGGGCCGTAATAACCCGCCCGGAAATGCTTTTGCCCTTATAATCAGGCATCAGGATGGTGGTGCTATCTAATCCTTCCTCATCACTGCCGCCGTGCCAGCCCTTGCCGTTGTTTCGGGTATAGCCCCACCGGCTGTACCCGTACCGCACCCGCGTGCGGCCCTTAAAAATAGCCATATATCATGCCTCCTTTATGACACTTTGATTCTTTGTAAATATGTACTCAGTTTTGCGCCATTGTCCACGCACGTTGTGAAGCACACAAAATACAGTCCGGTGAGCTGCGTGGTGTCCAGCGTCACAGAATGCGGTCCTGCTGTGTTAAAACTGATACGGCTACATACGCCGCCCGTCGCCGAGATGGGCTGATATTTATTTTCAAACCTCTGCGTGACACCCATGCTTGCGTATCCACCGCCCCACATCTCGGAGGCGGTAAAAATAGCCGTCAGCCCGGAAATGTGCGTCAAATCTATCTGCTTCACCGTAGACACAAGTACGCCCTGATAGAGCTGTCCATCATAGGGCATGTACGCTTTCATGTTGTCTGCATTGATGGTCAGTTGGCCATTCAGGCCAGATACCGCGCCAGGCGTATTGCCGAACCAATAATCATTGTGAGCCATATAGGTGTCCTTCTGCTGCCAGCCGCCCGTCCACTCGGTGATCTGATCCCCTGCATTGTACAGGTAGTCAGGGATACGCTGCCAGACCACGCGGCCGTTGAACAGTACCCGGGCACGGTCAAGACCGTTAAATCGGACATGCGCACTTTGCGGGATAAGCCGCCCGTTGAATTTCAGCCCCATCACTGCCACCAGATTTCAAGATCGTCGCCATTCATGTTCATGCTGAAGGTCTTGCCGCCGATCTTCAGACTGTTCCCGGCGGTCAGCCCCGAATATGTCCCGCTGGTATTGGCCTTCCCGGTCAGTTTGCTGTCGGTCTCGGATTTGGTATAAGAGCCCACCTGCGCGGCGGTTGTCACATGAGGGTTATTCTTGTCGACCATATGAGAGATCAACGCCGACACCGCCGCGGCCAATTTACCAAAAGCTGTTGCCAGTTTCTCCCGCGGAGTGAGTGCCGCCGGAGCGGCCGCGGGCGTGAACTCCGGTGCGACTGCATATGGTACATCGTCGTCGTCCAGTTCCATCAACAGATTCGCTTCCAACGCGCCCCAGGCGTCGCCCTGTTGTTGGACAGTGCTGGACACTTCCACGGAAACATCCTCCAGCACCGCCGCGCCTTGTCGGTTGCGGAATGTCAGCCGGGGCTTTCCGTCCGCTTCCTGCACAATCATGTCTTTAAATGCACGCGCCAAATATTCCACCTCCCATGGTAAAGGCTAACGTCTGCCTTGCGTTCTGCTCTGCCGTCAGGGTTGTGTGCAGCCCCAGCAGTGCGCTCTCGATGCGGTTCAGGTCGTCATAGTTCCATACTCGGCCGTTGGCTGCATATGCCCGCGCCCGCTCCGAGCGGGGTGGACGGAACGTGTTGTCCAGCAGCGCGTCCACATTGTTATCCACGTTGGTAAAGAACTCCACATACGGAAATTCTGCCGGGCCATAGTCTGCCATATCTGCCAGAGGGAACGGCAGATATAACTGCCGGGCCATGTCCCGCAGATGCAGAATATTACCTCGGATACGGACATAGTCCGGGTCGAGCATAACGGGGTCTGTTTCCTGCCAATCAGTTTTTGGCGTTATCCATGCCATCGCGTTCCCCCCGCTTAAATATCGCTTGCCAGCCGTTCTCCGAGCGTAACGGATAACTGACGCCCGTATACGGCCGGGGCTTTGCTGGTTTCTTTCTGTTTCTCGACCTCTTTATCCTCCCAGTCGCCCACAAGGGCGTATGCGGAAAAATCCTTATGCGCAACTCCGGTCAACTGTTCATCCGGTTCATCCGCCGTCTCGTTGTCTGGGTAATAGATGGTAAAGATTTCAAGGTTGTCGGGGACGATATCCGCCCGGATGGCGTCAAACTGTTCTGCATCCGCCCGGAATGTGATCTGCACGGTATTACGACGGCGGTTGCGCAGCATGCCTTCGCCCTCGTTGGGCTGCTCAATTTCATACTTGTGTCCGTTGGCCAATTTGATAAGGCTCATGCCGTTTGCTCCTCTCTGATGGGTATTATTAAGGGTTGCTTCGCGTTGAATCGGATGGCGCGGCGAAGCGTCGCAAGCTCATTATGCACATAGGTATTCCCGGTCACATCTATGGACTTATGGCCGAGGATTTTTGCGATGGAATGGATATCCACACCGTGCCGCCGCAACCATGTGCCATAGGTATGCCTGAGTTGGTGCGACGTCAGAGGCGGGATGGATGGATAAGCCCTGTTGAAGCGTTCCATTTCTCGCTTCAGCCGTGCGCTCCATTTCTCTGGATTCAGGGCGGCCCCATGCTCATGTACCAGGTATGGGCCGGGGCCATACATTTCCAGGCAGCGTTTATATGCCTGTATCGCCACATTCGACAGTGGATTTGTGCGAAAGCTGTCATTCTTCGGTGCTCGTTCAACGATCACCCCTCCTTTCTGCCGCTGAAGCTGGCGGGATATGTCATAGGCCCGTAGCCGTAGGTCGAAGTCACCGGAACGCCAGCCAGCCATTTCGCCGCGCCGTGCTCCAGTCTCAAGCAGTAATACAACTTCGGGCATCTTATTCAAAAACCACCGTTCTGCCGTCAGTATCTCCGCATCGGAGTAGACGGGTTTGCGTTTTACACGCTTCTTGCTTTTCAGTTTCTTAAATTTCGCCGGATTTTTATCGCACAAGTCGTTGTATATCGCAGTCTCAAAAATCGCGTTAAGACACATGCTGACTTTGCTGCACATACTCGGAGAAAGCACACCAGATATGCGGTCGTAAAATGCACCAACGCGCTCTGACGTGACGGCGAAAAGCGGGAGATCCCCGAACTCCGGCAGGATGTACTTATATACGGGGTCTTCATACGTAGTGTAATATGCTTTCGTGCTGACAGCGGGCTTCTTATAATCCAGCAGCCAGCGGCGCGCCCAACCGCGCACCAAAAATTCATCATCGCAGATTTTGCGTTCCGCATCTATTCCATGTTCTGTGAGATATGTGTGGTATTGCTGCTTTGCCTCCGCGACCGTCCGGCCACGAAAAGGGCGGGTGACTGCTTCGCCATCCGCCCTACGTCCAATGATGCCATCGTATTTTTTTAAATTTTTCTTGCCTTTCTTGCTTGCCATTTTACAGCCCTCCCAATAGCTTTTACTGCTATTGTACAGGCTGTTTGCTTCCGATGCTAATT